CACTTCGGGAACCTGTATTTGTGGCGACACTTTGGGAACCTGTATTTGTGGCGACGCTTCGGTCGCCTGTATTTGACTCCTTGGCATTCTTCCAGTCGACCTTATCCATCGTGAATTTAATAAACGCCTCTACAATGCCTTTAATCCCTATCTCTGCTCCTATATGTATCTTTTTGCCGCACCTCTTGCTATCACCACTCTTTTTCGGTGAAATATCGCTGATTTCAACTTCGCAATATCTGCTGTCGGCTGGATTATAATATCCAAACACATCTATCGGATTTTCGCAGGCGTGAAAACCGCACGCGCACAAATCTGCTTTGGGTTCTTCATATTCTTTGCCAATTTCATATTGAAAACCTCTGCATTTTAAATCTTTATCGAATCCTTTATATGCTTTCATTCCTCATTCTCCTCACATACTCTAAATAACAATCTTTAGGGTCTATTGTTGCGTGGCAATTTATTTCGCAATAGTCATCTTCCTCCTTGCACATAAAATCACAGACATTGCTCATAAGCTCACCTAATTCATTGCTTATTTTTTCGAATGCTTCTTTGTATTGGTATAGCTCTATCCAATCGCTAAATAGGTTCGTTACAAGCCATGGCCTGCGGTCTTTACGATGAAACACTGTCGGCATTTCATCACCTCGTGCATCTCTTATTGCCTGCTCTATCGCTTCGTCGATATTAAGTTGCTGCACTCGTTTGCATTCGATATGTATTCCCGGTAAACCTACAACATCAGCGTCGCCATTTGCTCCGCTATATTGCTGCCCCCTGCGTGTATCATAACCGTATTCTTTTAGTTTTTTGGCTAACTCCCTCTCGCCATCTGCACCCTTGCGTCTGCTATTTGTCATTGTTTTCTGTAATCCTTTCCTCTCATCGGAACTAAATCACATATTTCACAAAACCTCGAATATATTGCCTCGCCTACATTTTGATTCAGCTCTTTTGTTGTGTCGTTGGTGGTAATTATCACCGGCAGATAGTCTTCGTATCTGGCGTTTATAATTTCAAACAGTTTTTCCCTGTTCCAGTCGGTTATTTTCTCTTTTCCCAGATCGTCAATCACCAGAAGAGGCACGCTTTTGATTTTCTTTAGCCGCTCTCTCTGATTATCAAAATCCCTCAGCAGCCCGAACAAATCTATTGACGTTATAAACATTGCCGGAACGCTTTCCCCTATCAGGTGGTTTACTATCGCTGCTGCTAAATGTGTTTTGCCTGTTCCAGCATTTCCTATTAGCAGAAGCCCTGTTGAAAGGCGTTCATCTGCCTGACTGAACCGCTCGGCGTATTTCTTGGCTTTTGTAAACGCTTCCTCGTTCCCGTTTGGGTTGAAATTTTCAAATGTCCTATTTAAAAACCGTCTGCCTAAATTGCACTCTCTTGTCAATCTTGCCGCCCTTGCCTCATGCTTTTCCAGTAGTGTCTCCAGATAAATCAGTTCCTCTTTCAGCTCCATCCTCTCATGTCCTGAATCCGCTTCCAGCTGCGCTATAGTCTTTCTCAACTGTTCGGCACGACTCTTTATTGCTGCTATTTCTTGCCTCTGCATCTTTCTTGTCCTTTCTCGCCCAGCTCAGTATTGTGGCGTAGTGGCTTTTATATCTCTTACCCTTGCTCGCTATGTAGCCCGATAACCTCTCAATTCTGTCCTGCCAGTCATATGGGAATTGCTCTTTTAGCTTTTCCAGTTCTTCCTCTGTCAGGCGTACGTTTTCAAACTCACCCATGGCGGGCATAATATATTTATTTATATTCTTAACATTCTTTACATTCTTAAGATGTTGTTGCTGGTTTGTTGCTCGTTTGTTATCGGTTTGTTGCCCGTTTGTTGCCCGCTTGTTATTCTCTTCATCTTCGCATTGGTAGAACGCCCAATTTTCAACGGTTGCAATCGTAAATTTGTTTGTTGAAAAAAGGGATATTTCTCCTGTGCTTTCAAGTTTTTTTAATGCCGTTCTTACTTGCTGTATTGAAAATCCCAATTCCTTTGACAGCTTATTCAATCCTATGATTGCCTGCCCCGGCACAAGGTCATATCCTCTATATTGTGCCGGTTTAAATGTGGCAACTATCAAGATATGAAGAAAAACATCTTTTACAACGCAGTCCGAATACCAGCCCCATTCAATCATTTTTCTATGCAATTTCACAAAGCCGTTGAGGTTTGACATTTAATCACCGCCCCATGTTTGTTTTAATCGTTCCACTTCGTCAGGTGTCATGGTCTCAATTCCCATTTCCTCACAGTCATTAATAATCATGTCGATGAAGTGTGCCATTTCTTTAGTATCAAATGTAGAGCTGCCAAAGTAGCATTTTATGTTTTTATACCCCTCGGTATTTCTGCAATCTCCCATATCCTCGCAGAGCCAACCAAGACCTTTATGCTCCCAGTTTGATATCCACTTATCCACTGCCTCCGATTTTATCGGAACGATTTCATACGCTGACATTTCCCTTATATACGAGCGGTAGACATCTGTCTTTTTAAGCTTTGCCGATTCTGCCAACTTCCCAATAAGTACCCAGCAGTAAGCGTTGGCATCAAGGCTTCGCTTTGCCCTTCTTTGCTTTATTTCTGCAACGTATTCTTTACCCTCGATGTATTTATCCATTAGCTCCTGAACGGCTTTCATATCGGCTGTATGCAGGATAATTTCAGCACCTTTGCCCCAACAGGGGCGACTATCTATTTTGTCGATTATCATAATGCTCCCCCGTATTTTTTGTATATCAAGTCGTCTTCGTTCCAGTCTGGATAGCACCGTTTAAGATACTTCCGAACCAATCCCCCGATAACTTCCATTTGCCCCGCTGTGCCAAAGTCAAAAATGTAATGACAGTCCCTGCACAGCGTTACAATGTTCTGTTCTATTCCTAATCCGCCATGGCTGCGTGGTATGTAATGTGCCTCTGGTAGACCACGCTTGCCACATACCACGCAAAGCCCATTATCTCGCTCATAGACCGCCTTTTTCGTCTTCTGCGATATAGCGCAGGCCTTTGCTCTTTTACTGCTTAATGGCTTCATTTTCGTTCCCTTCAAGGTCTTTATATACCCTCTCAAACTCCTCGGCTGTTGTTTTCTCCGATAAATTATAATCGGCAGCAAGTTCTTTAAAATCTATATTTTTTTCTCTGGCAAGTGTTAAAACTTTATTCCGCCATTCTTCACGATTTATTATCCTGCTTTTAGCCTCGCTTACCGTCTCGGTGTTTATTTTTTCTTTAAACTCATCAGCCTCGCTGTCAGAGTAGACTCCATCGTACGCCAGCTTAGAGTTTTTCAACACCACTCTGTCGAAACATCGTTTAAGTGCCATCGCGTAAGGATATGCGTTCTTGCAGTTATATTGCGACACTTCCCCAACCTCGTAGATACCTTGCTCGTCATTTATGTAAGCGTATACCAGCGAGCCGGAGTATCCATCTTTATCTAAACTCATACACGACGGTTTGAACTTAAGATTTTCTGGCAACGCATCATTGAGTTTTAGACAGGCATTGTGGGATATGATGAGTCCTGTATATACCATCTTCCCGTTTTTAGATTCATTCATGAGTATCCAAAAATCACCACTGTTTATATGTTTATACGTTTCAATTATTTCTATTGCCTTTGCTCTGCTCTGGGTATATTTAGGGGACACCCAGACAGGTATCTCTTTTTTTTGTTTTGATGAATATTCGGTTACTTTTTCCCCGAAATCATAATCACTCATCTTTTATATCCTCCAAAACTTCTATTTCTACGGAAAACCTCTTTCCTTCTTCATTTTTTAAATGCGTATCTAATGCTGTTTTGGCAAAATTGCCTGCCATCGCCATATCGTCAAATGCAAAAGACACATCGTTATACCCTTCTGCAAATGTAACTTTATACATCATCTTCTTCCTCCAATATTCCCAAATCATCTTCTGTCCAATATGGGCCATCAAAATAATCGGTATCTTCTCCGTAATAGTCTTGTCCATAATAGCTGTTTAGTTCTGCGTCTGTTATGTAATTTTTCATCTTTAATCCCCTAAAATATATCTGACAAACCTCTTGCCGTTTTTGCTTTTCTGTCTCGTGTTTTCTATGGGTATTCCTAATTTACGCAGATCATATATTCTTGCAGAAAGCCTTGTTATGTCGTATTCATCTGACGCTTCGAGAGCGGTTATCCCTCCGCATTTAATAATATGCTTTAAAACAATATATTCTTGCGTTCCTTTTTGACATTTGCCCAGCAATGCAGTATAATGTTCATGGTTTTTTAATTGTGTGCCTGCGCATGGAGTTGCCGCTCCTGCAGGCACTTTTTCATTTCTCATCATTTTCTACCTCCCATGCGTAAAACATTATTGCTCCGAACATAATTACCAACGCTATACTTGTCATTTCTTTTCCTCCTTATGTACGGCTGAATAATCAGCCCTCTTTTTTCTCATCTTTCAGCTCCGCTGTGATTGTTATATCACAGTCATATTTAGCGCTTAAAATAAGTGCCAATGCGTCATAAAATTTTTGTACGTTCATAAAAACACACCTCCATGACTATTGTTTCCAGTATTAACTAATTGCATTCACAGCTCCTTATTCATTTCAAAATTCACACAAGCCGCATCACTTGCTCCTATATTGCTCCTAATTTTTCTGTAAAGTCTGATTTTATTTCTGATTTCAATTTATGCTTCATTTTATTTTTATTTCTTCATCAATTATGACTGTACCTGTGGTATAGAAGATCATGTGATTTTTGCCATTTTTATCACCAAGTCTTATGCATTCGCCATTATAGCTGATACCAAGGTCTCCCTTGTATTGTTCTATGATTTCTCCGTTGATATCGTATACTGTGGCTGTACGCTCTATCCCACTGTTCATATCTCTTTTAATATTCTCTACTGTTAGATTCAGCAACATTATTGAATCTCTGCAACGTTTATTTTCTTTGATAAAATACCCACACGCTATAGTAGCCACAATTCCTATCAAAGCTATAATTACTACCATTACCCGTTCAACAATCATATTTTTACTCCTTTCTCCTTATATTGAATATGCCAATAATAAATACAATTTCACTCTCACACATAAAGGGCTGCACCCTTACCGCGTTACTTGGGATTATTTAAAAACTTTTCTCTTCCGCTCTATCGCTATACCTATCGTAGTATCAGCTTTAACTACAATATTCCTTTCTTTAATAAGCAAAATACTATAATTGTGGTTATTAAACTCACAGCAATATTTACTATAAGCCCGCTAATGCGGCTATTTTGGTCGTCTATTTTCTTTTCAAATTCTTCTTTATTCATCTTCTTTCTTCATCCGGCAGGGATTCTCTTTCTTCACCTAAAACAATCCCTTTCAACGCCCAAGCCTTTTTTGACAAATCATCTGCCGCCTTTATCATTTCATCGGCTGCTTTTAATATCTCATTCTCTTTAATTTCCACTAATATTTTCATTGCATTCACCCCTCATCACTCACTCCTCTAAGAAAAACTCAATAGGCACACCGAAGTAATCGGCTATTTTTTTAAGTTTATCGAGTTTGGGTTTACTCCGTCCACTCCTGTAGTCGGCTATGCAAGAGTACGGTATTCCTGTATCCTTAGATAATTGATAAGCTGTAACATTATGTTCATCTAATAGTTTCTGAATTTTCTTTCCCAAAATTTTCACCTCTTTTCTGTAATCCTTAGGCGAGCAACTACTATTCTTTTTAGTTGTTCGCCTATTTACGTAAACACGGTTGACGTTATATCGCATTTGTGATATTATGATTTTGCGAATCAATATCAAATGTAATTTATCCCAATTTCGCTTTAAAAGGAGGATTTTAAGGACTAAAATTACATATTTGTGGATTTCTTTTATCATCCCTTTCCTCCACAGAAAGGAGGTGATATAAGGAGAAAACCTACAACTGACGAGTTAAGCAGATTCTTAATTGCGGCTAAAATTGGAAACCAGTTTTTCAATTTTGTAAAAAGTCTGATTGAGTTTTTTAGCTAACTCGTCGCCCGCTTTGCGGGTTCGTATTTTTTCAAACGTGTTTGCGTTTACAGTTATACTATATAACACGTTTATGTATTAGTCAACACATTTTTATACGCATATGCGTTATTTTATTGAGGTTTTACTTATGAATGAGGTTTTGCAACGTATTGAGCGATTAAGAAACTCAAAAAAAATGTCACAATACAAATTGTGCAATGAACTTGAAATTAGACAAAGTACTTATAATACGTGGATACAAAAGAACAGAACACCCATGCCTGACAAGTTACAAAAAATAGCTGACTATTTTAACGTCACTATTGATTATCTAATGACTGGAGAAGAAAAAGACTGGCATCCAACATTGAATGAAAACGATGAGAAAGACATTCAAAAGCAACTACAAAGAACTTTAGATCAGTTAGAAAATGAAACGGGTTTGATGTTTGATGGCAATTATATGGATGAGCAAGCGAAAGAAAAACTAAAGAATAGTCTCGAACTGGTAATGCGAGGAACGCGCATAGAAGCTAAAGAAAAATTTACACCAAAAAAATACAAAAAATAATTCAGCATACAAAAATTGGGATATATAAATATGATACACCTGCCATAAATTAAGGAGTTTCTAATATGGATGTGAAAAGTATTGTTAATGAAGTATGCAAAAAATACAGAACAGAAAATGTATTCGATTTAGCTGAAGCACTAAATATAAATGTTTATTATCACGATTTAAGTCCCCTGAGGGGTTATTATTATTGCGAACATCGTATAAAAAATATCGTAATAGATTCATCCTTACCTCGGCATATAAAAAAATTTGTTTTAGGTCATGAAATCGGGCATAGTATCATGCATCCAAATTGCAATACACCATTTTTACAAAACACACTACTGTCCACAAATAAATTGGAAATACAAGCTAATAAATTTGCTATACAAATGATAATGACTGATTTAGACATTATGGAACATTGGGAATATACGATTGATGAGTGGGCTATGTTTTACGGGTTGCCACGGGAAATTATTGAACTAAGATTTAAGTAGGAGGAGAAGGAATGAAAAAAATTTTATTTTTCCTAATGACCGTCCCCATGTTATTGGCTTTTATTTCATGCGCCAACACTGAGAATGAGTTGGTAATTAACGCTGATGGAACGTACACGTGCGAAGCTGTAACATTCGAACTTCCATCTGGTTGGGAACTCGACGATGCGCAAGACGAAAATGGCAAAGATTCGGGAACCGTCGCTGAGTTTAGCAGGGAAGGTGGAAATTTCGGAAGTCTTGATTTAAGTGTTATATCATTCGACGACATGCTTGAACGGCAAGCTATTTACGCATCAGGGCTGGATGGGCGTGCCGCTGTGTCTAACTACGAAAGTAACGCAGTAATCATTGAAAATGGCTCGGGGTTTTTAGACACTTTTTTAATATCGGACAATACTGGTAATGGAACGAGTCTTGCGTACACGGATTTATATGTCGTGTTAGACGACAATAAAGTATGTGCGTTTAAATGGGTTGAGTTACCCGATAACAGCGTTGATGATTTTTCATATTTTTACAATTCTATCAAAATAAACGATTAGCCTATAAAAATATTGAATATTAACATAAAACAAAACCCCCACTATGTGAGGGTAATGTATAGGGCTGTATGATACAACCTGACTCGCACTCAAATTGTATCATCTCAGCCCAAAGATTTCAAGTTTTTGGGTATTTTTATACCCTTTTTTACCAACAATCTGAATGAGGTAAATTAAATGAGATGTGCAATTTATATAAGAGTATCATCGGCGGAACAACGCCGAGAAGGATATTCACTCCCTGAGCAAAAAAGGGTTTTAACTGAATACGCAGAAGAACAAGGGTATAAAATAGTCGATATTTACGCAGACGAAGGTATTTCCGCTTCAAAGAAACCCCATCTTCGTCATGATTTCCAAAGAATGATGAAAGACGTCGAGGGAGGTTTGATCGACATCATCATTTTCATAAAACTTGACCGTTGGTTTCGTAATGTCGGCGATTATTACAGAACACAGTCTATCCTCGACGCACATAATGTAAAATGGAAAAGTGTTCTTGAAGACTATGATACTACTACCAGAACAGGCAGATTGAATTTAAACATCAAGTTAACCATAGCAGAAGACGAAGCAGCCAACACGTCAGAACGTGTAAAATTCGTTTTAGACGCCAAAGTGCGAAACGGTGAACCAAACACCGGAACCCAGCCTTTTGGCTATAAAATTGAAAAAATAGACGGAATAAAACGCATAATCAAGAACCCTGATACACAGGCGGAGTGCGAAGACATGTTCCGTCGTTTTTTCGAGACAAAATCAGGTTACGAAACCACCCGATATATCAATCAAAAGTACGGGCGTAACCATGCGGATAATACTATCACTCGCAGACTTAAAAATCTTGCATATACAGGTGAATACAGAGGCATATATGACTACCGCCCTGCCTATATAACCCATGAGCAACACGCAGAAATCCTGCGTATATTAGGCAAAAGCACGAGAAAAGCTAAAGGACGCAAAGTCTATCTTTTCGCCGGTATGGTAGAATGTCCTGAATGTGAACGCACACTTGCCTCTTGTACATCTAATAAACTCACCCTTGCATATAGATGCCGATATCACGGTGTTTCAAATTGCGACTACAAACACATTGTAAAAGAAAAAGATATTGAGGAATACCTTTTAAACAATATAAGGAACGAACTGGAAAATTACAAAACCAATATAAAATCCAAACTACGTAAAAAAGCCCCTGAAAATCCTGCTGTTTATGAAAACCAACTGGAGAGATTAAACAACGTATATATAATGGGTAATATATCCAACGAAGAATACAACAGAAAGGCAGCAGAGCTTAAGGCTAAAATCGCCGATTTAAAGGCTGGAAATAATCAAGCCGACACAATTCCTCAAGATACCATGAAACTCTTGTCTGACAGCAGTTTTCCCACCCTCTATAATAGACTTAACCGCAAAGAAAGACGGGCACTCTGGGCATCTATAATAGATAAAATAAAAATAGAGGGCACTAAACCCTCATCAATAAAATTTTTAGAATAATTCATCCCCTAACTAACGTAACCGTTCTGTCTGGTTAATTAGGGAATAATTATTTTACATCAATTAATAAACATATTATATAGTAATGTAAGAATATTGACAAATTATTTTATAAATGATATGTTTAGTATAGTCACACTCGTATTGAGTGTTGTGAGTAGAAATTGTTTTTTTTACTATAAAGAAGCTATTTATTGTTTTAATAAATAGCTTTTTTATTTTTAAAAATTTAAAAATAAACATTGACATACCACCCATTGAGTGATATAATATAATCAAGTTAAGGGAACGGAACAAAGGAGAAATAAAATGACAAGAGACTATGCAATAGAAAGATTAAATATAATAATTAACAAAAGTGGTAATGACGGCAGTTATAAATATAACATAAGTGAAAACGTATGGAAAAATTATGGGAAAAATAGAACATACTATAAAATAGTAAGAAAAAGAGCAAACAGCAAAAATATAACCGAGAGACCTTTCGGTTATATCGACAATGACACAGGCGAATACTATGCAGGGAAAAATGACCTTACTCAAAATTATAATTTCGATGGTGCAAAATTTTAAAGGAGGAACAAAATGAAAAAAGAATTTACACATTATGGAGAAAAAGCAACGCTACTAACAAACGTATCGGATTACGAAAATATTTTAGAAAAAAACAATGTAGCATACAAAACATTGCCCATTATATCCCAGAAATACCGCGTAATTGAATATGATGGTAAATATGCAATAGCACTAACGCGAAGAGAATGGGAAGACGCTGAAAATGTTATTGTCATAGAAAAATTTCCTTCAGATTTAGATGCACTGATAACTGATGTATTGCTGCAAGCGTACCAAAAAACAGAACCAAAACCAGAGCCAAGCAAAGCAAAAGTTCTAATAAAGATGGCACAAGACTTTTTCCCACCATCATTTGACGATATGATAAATGGAAAAGAACCGGATGAGGAAGAATATTTTTTTAATCTTAGAGTATTTTTAGGAAAATACGGCGGTGTAAGTTATTTGAAAACACTCCCTCATGACGATATTGATGAAGAATTTTGGGAAAAATTGATCAGTAAATAGGAGTTTTTAAATTGAACAAACTAAAGGAAGCAAGGATTAGATCGGGATTAACGCAGCAGCAAATGGCAGATCAATTTGAAATCCCGAAAAGAACAATAGAAAACTGGGAAGCAGGAAGCAGAAAGCCGCCTGTGTATGTTGAAAAATTAATTATAGAAAAATTAGAGAGTTTAAGAAAAGCGGGGAAATAGTCCCCGCTTTCTTTCAAAAATTATATATTTTCTATACCTACCAGTAAATCCTGTAATTTTTTTCGAGTTTCTTTCATTTTTTCAACGTGATTTCCGTCTATCATGTGATTCAACATCTGCATCATTACTATGCATTGCGTTCTGTTCATGTTGCGAATTTCTTCTAAAGCCTTAAAATCGTTTTGTTCATGCCTTTTAAGTCTTTCGATAGCTTCCTTATTTTTCCCAACGGTGTCCTTTAGCTTTATTCCCGGAGAAATAATCTTCCATAAAACAGAGGCGACATTGCCCAAAAGAACAATGCCGCCCCCTATAGCCATTAACATCTGCCAGTCCATCATACCACCTATAACCTACTATTAATATATCTCTGCCAGCCGTCAGTTGTTTTCCAGCCGGCCTTTCCGTCGATAGAACCAGTGTACCAGCCTTTAGCCTTAAGGAATTTTTGCATCGCCTTTATAGTATCTGGTCCCATGTACTCGTCCTGCTCTACGCCCAGCAGTTTTTGTATGGCTCTAACCATCGGCGACCCGCCTCCATTGTTCCACTGCCACGATTCGGCCAGCATGTTTATACAGTACGGTTTGCAGGATTTCAGCTGTCCGGACACGATACCGTCCTGCGTTGTTCCCATAACCTTCTGCGTCATACGCGTGGTATCCTTGCCCCATTTTCCATCTAACGTCAGCTTGCTGTTCGTTGTTCCAGTGCTTGGGGCTGTACTTGTCCCGGAATAGGCCGGTCTGAAAATATAGGATATCTGCGACTGGGAACGCGTGCGGCGCATGACCTCGCCGCCGTTGCTGTCATTTCCTACGCAGGTGTTTCCTTCTATGGTGGTATAGCTGCCGTCGCTGTTCTTCTTCTCGATTATACCTACATGGTCACTGCTTCGGTTCTGTTCCCAGTCGAACGTGACGATGTCGCCCGGCTGCCCGCTTCCCTTGCCTACGCTCCTTCCGCTGGCTATTATCTTATCAGCTATGGTAGGGACATAGGCGTCTTTCTTGCCACCCGGCAGCAGCGATATAGCATTACACTGCCCGAAAACCCAATCCACGAATATAGCGCACCATGCGGCGGCTGTATCTTGTCCATAATACCATATGTTATATTTTGTCCTGTTGCTGTTCGCCGGGGATTCTTTGTATCCTATCTCCGCTCTTGCTACTTTTAAAATATCGTTTGCCGTTGTCATTCCTGTACGAGTTCCTTTTGCAATCATTTTTTTGTCCGCCTCTCGTTCCAGCAACCAGCATATATATCCGCTTAACGTTTTTCCATTTTCTTCCGCAAGTTCTTGAGCTGCCTTTTTAAGAGATGGTTCTACTTTTAAAAAAATTTTATCGCTTTTAATTTCTCTCATATTTTCACCTTCTTATTTTCTCGAATATGTTTTAGTAGATTCTTGTAACCTTTACAACAGCTTCTAATGCTTTGCTGTTCGCTTCCCTTTTGTCCCACGCATCACCATTATCTTCTATATCTAAGTAGTCATTTTCATTTAGTTCTGATTCTTCTATTTTGAAATCTACAGCTTTCCAATCTTCTGTTTCTTCATCCCATACTGCAATGCTTCCGCTAAACAAAAGTTCTCCCGGGTTTACTTCATCGTCATTCAATTCTCCAAAATAATATGTCTTTCCAACTTCAATGTTTTCCTCGCCTGTGCTCATTAAATAACTTTTTGTTTTCATGATTTTTCTCCTTCCCCTTGCTTGCCGTGTTCGTCATCTTTATCTTATGGCATAATTATACCAAAAGGTATATACCTTCGTCAATACCTTTTGATATGTTTTTTTAAAATAAAAAATCCCCACCATATATCAATGGAGGGGATTGTCTTACTTTTCTATATCCGCTAACAAATCTTAAATTTTTAGACATTATTTCCGTTCGACGTAATATGGATTCCATTTTGTCCGTTCTTTAACCACAGGTAGCTCTTTGCACTTTTCGAAAATCTCTGTTCCTGTCCCGTTTCCCCCAAGTCCATGATATCCATTATATATTTCTTCCAAGCTTTCCAACTCCTCAAGTGTTATTTCTCCTGATAAAATATAAAATTTACCATATCGGAACAGTTTATCATGACTGTTGGCTTTTACTGCCTGAAATAAACCACTGAATTTTTTTATTGCCCATACAAGGGTTCCGGCTGCGAAACTGGCTACTCCTGAACATATAATCCCTACTATGTGTTCCTGAATTGCACTTAACATAACTGCCTTCTACACATTAATATGTACAGCATTACCCATCTGAGCAGTATTGGCATAACTATATGCAGCTCCATATTTGTAGGCCAATTTAACAACAGCATTTCTTCCGGCTGCTGTTGTGGTCACTCCCGGAATATAAATATCCGCTGCCCTACCTTTTGTATGTGCTGATCCACTGGCTCCTCCCACCTGCGCATTTCTGGTTTTGCACCTCTGGCCGGAAGTGATAGTTATCGGCTTGCCATATTCTACTCTAATGGCTTCTAAAATCTTAAGTAACTTCGCTGATGTATTACCGGCAGGGTAACCATTACAATATTTACCTCCACAGGTACATTTAAACTCTGACTTCGCGAAATGTTTCGAGCTGCCGCCTGAAGCCGAAGACGACGAGGAAGATAAAGAAGATCCGCTTCCGCTATTCGCCTTGGCCCAGAAATTTGTACCAGCGATTCCATCTTGGGTAATACCCCATGTCTTCTGTTTCGCCTTTATGCCCGCTATAGTTTTGCTTCCTACGATACCGTCCTGTGTCGTCCCTACGATCTGCTGAAGCTTCTTGATCTGTGCAACCAGTCGTACATTGGTATTCGCCCCGTATATTCCATCCTGTGTCAATCCATGTCCCTTCTGAAATCTCTTTACAGCAGCCTTTGTCTGTGCTCCACAGATGCCGTCAATATTGCCGTTATAATAGGCATAATAATGATGTAAATTCTTTTGATACTGTTTTACTAACAACATTATTCCACCTCACTTTCTTCAATTCCTGCAATCTCTCCCTCTACTGCCCAGTCGCTTCCGTCTCCATCCTCTTTTAATCCCCGAAGTGTGTTCTGAGCTTCCTGTGCTTTTTCGGTCACATTATTATTTTTCCACCATGACCAGATGGCAGATATACCCGCCGCCGCTACCGTCAGCCATTCTGTTAATGCTGTTTCATCCAGCGGAATCGGATTCTTTCCGGCCACAGTAAGTGCCATGTTTGCTGTCAGAACCAGCATTACGATTAGCCTAATAATTGCCTTTGTTTTTTCGTTTTTCATTTTCTCACCTCATCCTTTCTTGGGTATTCGTAATAAACCTCAGACCCGTCTCCGGGCAATATAATTGTTCCGGCCATATACATATGGCCGTCTATCTCCGTGTTTTTGTGCAATTGAATTATTTTGTTTACGTTTTCCACATCAAGCTGCGCAGCACCATTATCGTACACATAAATCGTATATCCTGTAGGTTCTGCAGTCTTCGGCTTTGCCCCTGCAATAAAAAACGCCGTACAAATGGCTATCCCTGCCAATGCGGCGCATATCGCTATTATTAACTTCCTCATATCTCCATTATCTCCCAGCCATCCGGGTACTCCGTTGGCGGCCAGACATTATTGTCTATCTTAGAACGCCGAACACTGCCGTCTTTTGCTATGCAACATTCGCCCTTCATGTACATTCCTGACCGGCCCAGCGGTTCCACATACGGTTTAGCTTTTAGTGGATTTTTCGTATGGCATAATCCCCATTGTGCTCGCATATCGTTAGGGTGGTCTTTGTAGATAGTTGAATCGTATGGTTGTATTAACTGCCATACTTGTCCGTCATCTCGAACCACTTCCCCTTTTTTCCAGTTTAAATATTGATGTTTTTCCGGGTCAAAGTCCGGTATGTCCGCCTCCCGGTCGATAATGGCAGTGCCGTCCAGTTCAGGGGCTATCGCCTGCAGGCTTTCCGCTGCCTTTAGTCCAATATCTCGCATTTTATCTAAAACATAACTCTTACTTTCCATAACTGTTCCCCCCCTCTCTTATAGCTGCCGCCAGTTCGTCATATGGTACTGGCTCTGCTGGCGACTCTGGCTCCGGTGGTTTCGGTAATGGGTCATACACAAACTCCCCGTCCATGTATTTATAGTTTGATATATCATCATCCGGTAGGTGGTCTACCCTTGGCTGCCCTTCTGCTCCGTACTGGTCTTTTGTGGCAGACAGTATTCTGCCATCCGTGTCTAAATTTAATGCATACATCATACCTCTCCTTTCCGCTATTTTATTCCGGTTATTCCATATATCTTCACTGGGATAACTTCGCTTGGGCTTGTACTGGACGTAAAATTCACCCCTGTCCCAATCACCGAAAACAGCCGTATGGATGTTGAAAATTCAGCTGCAGCAGCAGTACCAACCGGAACGATCGATGGTTGAATGACCCTAAGGTTTTTGTCACGTTCGAACAGTATCATTGCCGAATCAAAATTTGATAATGGTAATGATATGTTTTGATTGTTAAAATCGCTTGCCGGACTTGCGTTTTCCCATAGTTTTGTTATCCCTATATCAGTCTTCCACTCATTCCACACGCCATTTAGTAACGCCCTGAAGAACCGTTGCCCTTCTCGGCCTATTGCTTCTTGCACCCTGTATGAATTAGTTCCAGTTCCTCTCATCACCCGTATTGAAAATCCGCCGCCTGTAGACGGGGAATTTTTTAATGTTTTATTAATATCTACAGTGGGGCAAAGCCAACAGCCAAAATCCTTGTAATCATTTAAATCATCGCCCGAACTAATTCTTCTTGTTGGGTCTAATTCAAAATTATTGGACGGCGTTTTATATGCCGGGCGTATCTCGTAAATACTCGTCCCGTCTATTAATACATTAAACATGGCCATGTATGCTTCGGTGCTTCCAGAATCTAATTCGCCTTGGGGAATTGACGGAGCTGCCGGCCATTCCGGACCTACAACTTCGGGCGTTCCTTTTACCACTTCCCAGCTGGCGGCTTCTGTTTTTTCAGATTCATTTACCGTTATTTTTGCGCAGATCGTATCTGTTCTGCGGTAGCCGGATGTCCCGTTTGAAATCGTCACGTTGTCCGATTTGTTGGGTTCTATGCAAAAATATCGTCCCTGCAGCTGGCCTATTCCTGCCCCAATCCGTACCTGCGTAGCGGATACCTCGGTAGCCTCAAAATTCGTGAAATAGTTAAATACACAATTTTCCATTCCCACAATCCCCCTGTGCCACATGGAATCCTGCAGTGGCGTTATATGCGGCTTGCCCGCCGCGCCTGTTATTAACTCCATATTTTCCTCCTAACTTTGTCCTTCTAATTTGTACTCTATAGTCGGCACCCCATTTTCCACACGCCATATCTTGCGTTCTACAGGTTTTGCCATATACAGACCCGTAAGGTAATCACGTCCGCCAACTATATCCCCTATATTCACGTCGATATCCAGCGTTTCAACATCCATCTCAAATGCGGATTTATTCATCAGTTCTTTTAGTTTTTCTTCACCTGCTGTTTTCAGCGCACTCTCATCTTCTGCTGATGAATAATCGTATACCTCTGCGATTTCACCAATGCCTGTATACTGGGTGTCCTGTATGGTGCTTATCTCCCCTTCTTTTGTGGCGTATAGGTTTAAAACGACCCTATCTTTTAGCTCACCCTTCCCTAAGCAAATTAAACGGTTTATGCCGTTGTACGTTTCCTGCAAATTAAAATTTAACCTGCTGTTTTGGGACAGTTCTATCTCTGAACTATAGTCTACAATGGGAACTGCCTCTATTTGCACGTATCCCGGTTCTGCGCTGATGATTCCTCCGCTGCTGTCCTGCTGTATATATGTTAATTTCAGTTTATAATTTTTACTTTTTAGCATTTTTGTTACGCCGTCTAAAAACGTGCAGTACCTATCGAACTGAAAATTTGTTACACTCACTCCGGTACTGGTTTTGGGAACCTGAAATGCCGGCTGCATTTCAGCCTCATCTACTAAATCAGCCAAAACGGAGTTTAATTCCCCGGACACTGTCTTGTAGTCTGCACCCTGTGGCGGTTCTATTATTTTTTTCGTCAAATACCCTCTAAACGTATATCCCTTAAATGTTATGGTATCTAACGTTGTATCTGTATTTATTTCGCCCAAAAATCCACCGTATTCCGTGCCGGGCGAATAAACAACAGATGCATTATACATATCGCCGGCAATAGACATCTGCGCAGATGCCCCGTTTAAATGTATAGCGTTAATGATTTCGCTGTATTCACTTCGATATATCTTTAATTCTAAGTCGTTTTGTCCGCCGATTTCCACGTCTATCGTCGCGCTTTCATCCAGCCTGATGGCGTCAAATCTGTCTTTATTCGCCAGTATCAGCTCCATCTTGGCTCACTCCTTTCCAGAAATAGCGTTATGTTATATAGAAATGTACCCGATGTTTCTATTTCCAACAGCCCCGATGGTATCGGTTCAAACACGTTGGATGGCAGATATCTCATGTAGTACATGTTCTCTTTTATACCTCCGTCTCGATGCAGGATTATGCTGTTGTCTCTGCTGTCTATTTCTAAATAATCTCCATCATTTATGGTTACATTCACCTGATACAAATGGCCGTTTATGGTCACTTTGGGCGTGTTCACATATCCAAAAATTTTCATATTAAACTGTGACGAACCAAAATGATCTATTAACCACTTCGCCGATCCTTTAACCTCGCCGGTATAGTCGTATGCATAATCATATGGATAGTCCAGATAATCCCCGCTTACAGATGTTGACCCATCCTGCGGCATAAATGTTTTGCTTTCTTCTTTTATCCAGAATGGATATGGTGCCAATATTCCCAATGTCTTTTCTGCCCCATTGAACGTCTCACTGGGCATCGTGTTACTGGACACGATATTACACAAAATGTAATGATCGCCCCAATACAGCTTACCCTGAACGCCATTTATGATATCTATTTCAATTATATCTGTAATATCGTCAAGCGATATTTCCTTTTGGTTTTGCGTACCTCTAATCGCAACAACCATTTCGTACTCAATTGCTGGTTTTGTGAACCGGGAAATAACAACACCATACTGTTGCTCTATGGTATTATATGTCCAATTATACGTATGGAAATTACCCTGATATATCTGCGTTTCATACTGTCGAAAATCTATTTCTTTCCCTTGACCATTTACATATTTTAGTTGTTTCAATTAAATGACACCCCCATACCTCGGAGGCCTCGCCCAAGTTGTCTGCTGTCTAAATAAATAGCAAATTCCATTTTGCTAAGTGCCGCATCCATGCCTTTATATATCTGGCTATAATCCCACACAACCTCTTTTTCGATTGACTGTGAAAGGATGTTTGCCATAGGTTCTTGTGCTTTAGCCCCGATGAATGCGGCATCCGATAATTTCGCGCCCGCCGCTTCTACTTTGGGGATTGATTTTAACAACCCTTGTGCTAATCCGGCCCCGTCCATTTGTCCTAACTCTTTGTCCCACCTTCGAGACGGTGAACGAGTCTCCGATGCTTTCTTGGCAGCATTTAAAGCACGATTAGCCACATCTATAGCTGCGCTCGCTACAGCTGCTGCGCCTGCTGCTATGCCTCGAGCAAGTCCGCTCGAAAAATTAATTCCTGTATTATATGCACTTATCGAACCAGCACCGCTGTTTGCCGCCAAAGCAACGCTTTCCCCTGCCTCTTTAACTGCATCTACGCCAGATTGTATACCGCTCTTAAAACTTCCTGCAGTCTTTACTCCTTTTCCTCCTGCTTCTACAGCACCAGAGTCCAATTCACCGCCAATAGCGTCTGTAAGTTTTTTTGTTGCTTCTGCTACCGTTATATCGCCTTGACTAATTTGAAACTGTAGGCTGCCCACAAGCTCCGCTCCGTCTTCCCCTGCCGTTTGTACAGCTTTGTCAAACTCAATTAACTGATTAAGCCCTTCAATAGTTTCGGGTATAACGTATTCTCCGCTTTCTATACCAGTAACCAAACTTTTGGGTATATTTATTCCAGCAGTCGCAGCCTTGTCTACAAGTGCATCCCACTGACCATTAAGCATTGACGCATTGTTCAGGCTGGCTGTATATTCTTGCCAATACATCTTCGTGGCTTCCGTCATATCGCCCATCTTTTTCTCAACCATTTCCATGCCACCCGGCAAAACTTTTAATATTTTTTCATACCATTCGCCTTGACTTTCGGAGACATTTTCTTGGGCTTTTTTCACGTCTGCCAATGCCTCTACATAATCGTCCATAGCAGCATTGGCATTTTCCATATATGCCTCTGCCATAGCAGCATCTTGTTGTGCTTTCATTTTATCTTTTATGGCTTCAGTGGTCATATTTAACTTATCTGTTTCTGCATCATATGTGAGATTCAAGCCCTCTACAGACTCATTTAGCTGGTCAACTATCGTTTTCATCTGTTCTTTTTGCGCTGATGTTTTATTTTCAACACTTTCCAGTTCTTGTAGCTGTTTAAAGTAGATATCTGTCTTCCTTGATTGGTCTTCAATTTTAGTTATATTGGCTTGTCTACTTTCAGCGGCCTCCTTCGCTGCTGTTGTCTCGCTGTTTAATGCTGCAACAACACCATACACAGCCGCACCAAGTGCAGCTGCCCCTGCTGCGGCTGCAGCATAAGGATTTACCAATAGTCCTGCATTCAGGGATTTTGTCCCTGCTGCAGCTGCTTTACTCGCCCCAGACACATTGCTTATACCCTTTGTAAATTTAGGCAATATTCCGGTAATCTTTGAAAATGCTTTCAAGGTTGGTGATGCTACTGCCGTAAGCCCAACGAGTCCTCCGGATACTGCTTTGATGGGTTTAGGTAATTTATTAAAAGCTTTAACCCCTTTTGTGCCAAACTCTATTACCTCTGTGACCAATGGAGCGATTTCTTTTGCTAAATCACCTAAAGCCATTTGCATATCCAATGTGGCATCTTCATAATCTTTTAAACCTTTATTGTTTTTCTCCCATGCATTATATGCATCGGTAGCCCCGCCATCAGCCAGTGCTTGTAATACCAAATCGGTGCGTTCTGTTGTCGTCTTGCATTTTTCCAGCTTCTCGTCAAATTTTTCGGCACCAATCCCCGCTCGATCCAAATATTCGCCAAACTGGCCAATGGATTTACCAGTAGCAACAGTCTCTTGAATTGAATCTGCAAGTGATTCAACTTTAAGGGTGTCTGGGAAACGGGACATTGCTCCTGAAACACCTTCAACAGCAATTTGCAAATTGGACTCTGTAAATCCTGCTTGCAAAAGATTTGACACAGCCTCTACTGATGAATCTGTTTCGCCTGATACAGCATTGAATGTTTTAAATGCTTTTTCTGTCGCTTCCATACCAATGCCAGCATTTTTAGCGTTTTCTTCCAAAAATGATAGGTCTCGATTTAATTCTTGTGTGGTTGGAACCAATGCAGCAGTAGCTCCGATAAGTGCCCCTGCGCCCTTACTTATGCCAGAAAGTTTATCACTTGCTTTTTCTGCGGTAGAGCTTGTTTTTTCTAACCCATCAGCAAACTTATTCAGACCTGTACTGCTTTCTTTGGCTTCTGCTTGCAAACCTTTAAGCTTATTTTCCGTTTCTATTATCTCACGCTGAAGTGAATCATATTGTTCCGGGCTGATAGGTTTTCCGAACTCATCATTAACCTCTTTTGCTGCTTCCCTTAACTCTTTTATTTTTTTTGTAGATAAGGAGATTTCCTCTTGTAGTTTTTTATACTCCTGAGTATCAACTTCACCCATATCATCCATTTCGGACATTTTTGACTTCAACTCGGTTACTTTTTTTCTTGTCTCGTCAATTTCATTTTGAATAGGTGTATAGGCTTTTTTCCATGCATCATAATTCTTAACGGAAGCTGCCGCCTGTTCACTTGCCTTTTTTAATGTTTTTAGTTTATCCTCAGTTCCTTCTATAGCATCACCAAGTAATCGTTGTTTTTGGCTAAGCAATTCAGTATTTGAAGGGTCTAACTTGAGGAGTTTGTCAACATCTTTTAACTCTCTCTGTGTTATATTTAATTTTTTATTTACATCCTTTAAGGCATTTTCAAGACCTGTAGCATCACCATCTAAAGGAATAGCTATTCCTTTTATTCTACTCGCCCTTTTACCCCTCCTTATAAGTTGTCTATATCTGCTTGTGTAGCAATTAACGGATACTTGTGTTCGTCGTTATTCATTTCAATAAACATATCGTTCACCATCCCTATGCTAAGCAAATCCAAATCAGAGATAGAAATGCCGCACTGAACACACCTAAGCATGAAGAGTGCGGTATTTGCTGCTCTTGCTATTTTTCTGTGTTTTTTTTTGCTACAGATTTTTGTTCATTTTCATCAGACCACAAAGATATTAAATCACTAAGTACATTGTAAATAGCCCCATCGTTATCAAATTGCTCTAACCACACTATAATGTCATCTGGCTGACTTGGGTCGCCATATTTATGACATATATAGCAAAACTGTTCAAGTGTAGTTATTGCCCGAGGAGAAAGTGTCCCTTCGTTAGTTTTTACATCTGTAACTAAATTTTCAAAATCAACAATTAAATCTTGATTAAATTTTAATCTATACAGCCGTGGAACCGCAGCCGATGTTTTAAGGTGGCAATCAACGCCACCTATCTTTAACACTTTTTCCATTTTTACGCTCCTGCTGATTGATCTTTTTCATAAACTTTCGTATACCATCCTGTTAACACAGCCTCTTCGGTTGTAGCTGTTGTTTTTGCTCGCACGCTTCCGTCTGATGTAGGCGCACATGACACCGTAAGAGTATCCGTTTGTGGCTCTATTGTGTCTTCATTTGTTTGCGCATCGACGGATGGTCGTGTTGCGGTACAGTTGAAAAACCAAAACTTTGTGGTCCCTATATCTCCGTCTATGTCAAACCCTAATGCAAATTCTACTGTAGGTGTATTTGTATTTTCAAAGAGAACCTTATTTGTGTCTTGTGCTTCGCCCAATACCGCTTCTCTAAATTCATCTGTTATGAGTGCAATTTCCAAATCGCCCTCATATCCACCATTAGAACTTGATGTATAATACACAATCCCATCTGCGTAGAACTTTGACAGTTCGCCTTGCTGTTCCAGCGATATTGATACTGCACCCGGCAACGCTACAGGTGTTTCATATGCGCCTTCCGCGCCTTTAACTGCATAATGTACGTTTTTAATGTTAAATTTTACTTTATTTCCAGCCCTTATTTACCTCCTAATAATGAAACTTCATAAATAACTTGAATCCATTTCTCGGATTCGATGTAATACTCTTGTTTTTCATAAAATAACCCTTTTGACATTAACCAGTCTGCTATGGCATTTTCTGCTTCAAGGTCTTTTTTGTTTGAATATAATTCAATATCTAATTCATTTATTTCCTGATATACTATTCCATCAGCCGAAAAGTTGTCTGTACCCGGGAAATGATATGTTATAAATGGTGTTTTGGGGACATTTCCTTCGGCAAAATGACTGTATGCAACAGGAAAGCCAAGACTTTTGAGACCTTCATATATTTCTCGTGATGTCATTTTCCTAACCTCGCTTTTACTCTACGTTCAAACTCCTTATTGCACCATTCTTCTACAGGCTTTATATGTGGAAATGCCCTTGCTCTTCCACCTTGCCATAACTGATGGCCTTTTTCCAGCAAATGAGTAAGCCCCGGTTTTTTTCTATTATATATATAGAATGTGAACTTATTTGCTCCGCGCCTTTCGTACTTGACTCCCCAACCTGCAGAATAATGCCCCTTCTTGCCGCCACTTCCAGCTCCGTCAGGAGACGTCTGTTTTAGTTTTTTAGAACCTTCTTTTGCAACTTCTCGGGCAATTTCTTCAAAGTCTTCCGTTGTCATTTCAACGTATTCCTCCAATGCATCCATCACTGCATCTGCAAAATTGTTAATACTAACCTTCTGTGCCATCTTTGGTTACCGCCTTTATTTTTACTGTTTTATTACGAAATTGAATATTGTCAATTAAATTGATATTGTATATCCCACCATTAAAAACAATACGGTACTGTTTTGTATTCATGAGATCAAAGAATGGTTTCCACCTAAAAATGAACTCGACCGTATTTTCACCGTGAACCACGGCAGCCTCCCAATATTCACGCCCCGAAAGACCGTTCACGTAAGCATAAGCATTTTTATAGTCCTGCCAGTCATGTGACGGATTGCCTATTTCGTCGAAACCTTCGACATATTTCTGAAATGTCACCAAACCTCTGTATGCGCCTGAATCCATCATGACACCCCCTCATTTTCCGGTGGTGTCGGAACGAGATTTACGCAGTGCATTCCGAGTATCGTATCGATGACTCTATTAACATTCGCACGATCAACAGTCATAGACCGGTTATCCCACATATCAGAAATTAGTGTTAAAACAGCTATAGTAATGTCTTCGTGTTCGTCCAACTCGTCAGCATTCAGGCCTGTATAACCTATACAATAGTTCACCGCAGCCACTTTCATAGCTTCAAGCAACACTTTGTCTTCTATTTCAAGATTTTCCTCTATTTCACGTATATGGTTATATATCACTTCCGGCGTTATTTCGCTTATTTTCCTTTGGCTTCACCGCCCTTTTTTCTTTTAAATAGCCACATTTCACAAGAGGCGCGGCAAGGGAGCGGTCAAGCTCCCTTACTTCTCCTTTTCTCATAGCGACTTGTCCTGCGAATGTTATTTGTGCCTCATATTTCATCATGCCATCACTCCCGCTACTTTTAAGTTCGCAATTATAGCATTTATAGCTGTTTTATTGGCGTTTGCCAAAGTAGCGATTGCCTGAACCTCTGCCTGTGTATATTCTGCGGCAATAGCCGTACTTGCGTCTGCAGCAGAAACTGTACTCACAGTAGCAACCTGCTTAACACCGCCAAGTTCCGCGGTGGTGGCAGCAGGAAGCTCATAACCTCCGCCACCTATCCCCGCAGAAATAGCAGACCAATTTTCAGCCATATAGTTTATGACCTGTGCAATTGTCTGCTCGTCTATATCTTCGGCATTGCCGCTACCCTTAATAGCAACTATCAGATTTTTAATTGCTTCACTTATAGTCATGGACTACCTCCTTAAGACGCTGCCATTTCCAGCTTAGCTATTTTCTGTGCGTTTTCTACTTTTGCATCCATTTCTACCCATGCGACAACGCCATCCGCATGCTGGGTTGCGTACTTTTCTCTCAATACCTGTATTTCCATTTCTTCTGTCATTTTAACGGCAAGACCAGACATATCACCGTAATAGATAGCTGTCTTTCCTGCCGCCATATCCGGCATATTATCAGAGACATATACAGGTTTTCCGAGAAGTACCTTTCCAAACGGTGCTGTGATATCGTCCTGCAGGAGATATCTTCCCACATCATCCTTCAGCAACCTTAAAGCCGTTCTCGTTGCCGGAGACATTATCCATATTGCCGGTCCCTGAAATGCATCTTTTACGGTATCTTGCAGTCTTATAAGTTCGTCTGCCGTAATTGCCGTTGCGGCTGCTGCTGTTACTTCCTGCGTTACACCGGAAAGACCGGCTATTTTAGATGCAGTGCCGTTCAGTAACTCATTCTCAATCCATCTGTGAATGTTATACGCCATATGGTCTACAACAAATCCAACGATGTCAAATTGTGAGTTGTTGATAAGGCTTCTTGATACTAATGTAAGTGCGCCTGCCAAATACCCAGTAAGTGAAATATTTGTAAATTTACCAGCAGAGCTTTCAAGCTCTACAAATTCTGTCGCATATGCCATTGTAATATCTGTTGCGTCAGATTCTGGATAGTATGGAATTTCAAGCGTACCTTTAACATTATATTTTGTAGCCTTTTCCAGTATCGGTGAAATATCATATACTTTTTTAATTATCCTGTTAGCAATTGTAGTAGGAACAACCGCCCCATTATCACCGAAAGTTAGATTCTCTGCTCTTTCTTCGCTTACAACCCCTCTGAGGTAGTTCGCAAATGCTTTTTCGTCAGTCTTTTCCTGTTCTGCTCTCTGCTCTCCTACACCGTCACCATCTCTTACATCTTCAATGACTTTTTCTTTGCCTTTGTTGGTTTCGGCAAGTCTTTTTTTCATATTTTCAAGAATATCAATAGTCTTGTCAATGTTATCAATCTCATCAGATATAGCAGCAATCTGTCTTTCTTCTTCCTCCTCTACTGCTCTCTGTTCCGCTTCAAGTTTTGCGTAGAGCATTTCAAGCTCTTTGACTTTTTCGGCCCTTGTCTCCTGTAACGCTTTAATATTGTTCTTTTTCCTTAGATGTTCCCTCCATATTTCTTTATAATTTCTTTTAGGTTACTGTTATCAACCTTTTCAGGTTCTTTTTTATCTTCAAAGCCGACATATTCGGCTTCAAATTCTTCCGCACGAAGCTCGACAGTAACTTCCCCGTCTTCGCCCGCTCTTGTTTCCACTGTAGTAGACTCATACCATGGTTTCATTTTGTCATTTATGAGCGACACTTCGTCTAAAGTGAATCCCGTAACGTTCCTAACTGGTATACCGTTTTCACTTTCTGCTCTTGTTTCAGTAACATTACGCATGCCAAATGACCAACCTCGCAACTTCCCTGCTTTTGCATCATTGATAACCTCCGAATCAGTAAATTCAGCATGCGCCCTTAAACCTATAACATCTTCTTTTAACGTTAAATTTGCTCCCGTCTTGCCAATTTCACGCCCCCAGTTATGGTTTAGCAACGCTCTAACCTCTTCAGCTTTTTCTAATGCCTTGCCAAACGCTCCTCGGTTTATTCTTTCAATGAAATATCCACCTTTTCCGTCTGGTATTGGTCTTGAATCTCTGCCTGTTACGTTGACATATCCGTCGATGATGACAGATTCTTTTCCATTTTCTGCTCTAAGTTCAATTCTTGCCCTTCGCTTACACCTCCTTTCTATTTTCATACCATTTGTCAATCAAATCATAAAACAACTGTTTATCTTTTCTTGTGCTATCTTTTGCTACATATTCTTTTGCCTGCTCTATGGTAGTAGGCATAACATAGACATCTGCATTTAAATAACCCGCAAGATAGTTTAACCGAGAATCCTTTGCTTCGGTGCTTAAAATAATAAATCTTGTATCTGATTCACCAGAATTTATGTATTTGTAAGCAGTTTTACGCATATTGTTTACGAGACCGTAGTCCTTTATATCTTCGTGTGATTTTCCGGAAATAGCCAGCCTAAGCGCATCAAAATCAATTATGATATCATTATCGTTTTTTATCTTTTCTGCATGCGTGGATTTACCACTTCCCGGAGCTCCCGCAATAATTAGATTTTTCTTTTTTGAGGCTCGAACTTCTGTGATTACTTCATCTGCATTTCTTTCAAGCACATTATTTTCGCCCAATTTGAAGCTTTGATTCATGTTCGGTATATATATATCTTTCGTTTTAGGGTCATACAGGACATCTTGAAGCCCTAATTTAACCATATCAATACCCAGCGGCTCCATGTTTTCTTTCTCTCTGATTTCATCAATCTGTAACCAACCTGTTTCCGCTGCCGTTTTATATGCATTATATCGCTTATCTTCATCACCTTTTGTCAATTCGTACATATCAGGAGCAAAGTAATATACCCCTTTTTCATCTTCAAGAAGCAAGGCACGATTTAACGCCGTCATAAACTCACCCATAAAGGTGTTTATACAATACTTTATAAACGCTTTATCGCCCTGCTCTGTGTTTATATCGTCAGGTACACCGAGAAGCCGCCTAAGCTCTTCTCCATTGGTCTTTTTATTCTCATTAAGCTGCATTTCAACTGATGTGTTAGAGGCTTCTTGAAACTCTAACCCCTCATTGAGAATAACAACATTCTCCGTGTTGTTCTGATATAGTTTTTTCCACGCAGCTTTTAGTTCGTCGATAGCTCCCTGACTTAATCTTTTTACTGATTTTACAAAACCTTTTTTATTCCCTCCGGTCTTTACAAGACCCTCCTCATAAAGAAGTGAGTTGTATACTACGCTAAGAAGCTGCTTATTTTGTTCAACTATGCTATTTCCGTACATTCCATCAATACTATTTCTTAAAACTCGCACGAATTGTTCAGGGAAAAATGTTCTCCCCTGTACTAATATCGCATAATCTTTAAAAATAACATCGGCGTTTGGGGCAATAGACACATACTCACTAAAAACATATCTTAATGATTCAACTTCTGTTCCTGCCCAATCTACATAAACAAAACCACCTCGTCCGAGATAGTAATCCCTTACAACTGCCTGTTTCATCTGGTTAGCGTCCAAAGTATCGCCAGTTTCCTCATTTAATAAAAAAACTCGCCTATCATCTTTTATTTCCTCAACTCTTTTTCCTTCTTTTCTGTAGAGTTTTATAGGTATATTGGCGACAGTCCGAGCAATTTCATCAATTGCCCCGGCGAGTGCCGGTATTTGCATAGCTTTTTCTCTTGTAATATTTTCCGGTGAAAACCATGCCCGAAGCAACGGATCGGAAACAGATTTTTCATCTATAATCTGTTCAGGCTCTGCTCTTTTCTTTCTGAATAATCCCCTTAGCTATTCCTCCTTTATTTTTTATTCCATCTGTTTATAGTATTTTTCGTTACTACACTTGTTTGTACCGTTATTTCAGGAAATTCCAACACATCTGTGTGTCGGCCTACTTTTATTGTTAAACTTATATCCGTAATTCCCGTTAACCCCTCACCGACAAGACTCTCGGCCCTGTCTATCAGTTCTTGTCCCGCTTCTTTAATTTCCTGAACGATTTCGTCTCTATATGGTTTTATCATTCATTCCTCCTGCTTTACTTTATAATACAAAAGACGCTCCATATCGAAGCGTCTTTTAATGTTATCTGTGTACATCTAATTTCTGCATTAAGGCTTCCTGCAACACTCTTGACACATTCAAGTTTGCGGCCTCTGCCTCCTGATTCAACCAATTCGGCAATGTTACGTTTCTTCTTACAGTTTTATTGTCCACCTTTCTGCGATATTCTGCTAAATCCACATCTACAAGAGAAACAATGCTTTCGCCTTCTTCCGTAAATACCCCCTTGCTGACATCTATATCGCTTATCGATGAAGCCCCTGCGATTTCTTCTCCATTGTCTTCAGCTGAAATGCACCAAAGTCCGATTGCATCTCTCGCCACTGTAATCGCTTCCGCAAACGATGCTTTTTCTTTCCCCTCTTCATTTGTCTCTGTCAGTATTTTTAGGTCTGGAACCTCTATCAGTATATTAGTGTTAACATGTGTAAAAATAACTGGATAAACCTTTTTCATACCTATTGACCTCCTAATTTATTATTAACCTTTTGTGGGGCTATAAGCCCCACTTTTTCAGGATCTCTCTTGCCAGTCTTTCGTTGATTTCTTTATGCCTTGGTATCGTTTCCGAATCTTTTCCTCTGCGATATATGTCGTGACTTCCTCCGTGCCTATAAAAATCAAACCCGATACTTTTTAGCTTCTTAATCAACTCTTTTTGCTTCATCAGTGCGTCCTCCTTATGTTATAATTATACACATTCAACACACATTAGTCAATAGTTTTATGTATATTTTATACACATTTTTATGCTGTTTGTACGACAAAATCTCCATCATATAACAGAACATCTTGCTGTAAAAGATAAATGCTGTTTATCAATGCTACAACCATATCTACTTTGCCGTTTGACTTCTTTTTATTTACATAACGGTTCATATTTGTATCAAAAGTACATTTTGCATTTTCAAAATTAATTTCAAGCAACTTGTTTTCTTCATAGTGCCATTTTTTATTCATTATGAACTCATATAGAAGTTTTGTTGGTGGGTGTAGCGTATCGCTATGCTGTCTTATTTGTACTGTAGTGTACTTCTCGTCCCACTTCTGCGCTGATGATAAAGCATTATAACGGTCATAACCTATAGACATTATTGTCACGCCATATTTTTCTTCTATGTTGAAAACAAAATCTTCTATAACTCCATAATCAACTGTCATATCACCGCACGCAATACATTTCATTGCCGCTATAAACTGTCTATAATCTATTTTTTCAAACTCATTCTTCTCATCGATCCTTCCCTCCGGTATGAACGCTACCACTTCTGAAAAAATCTCTCCGTCTTCTTCTGCGCTCATTGCAACCGCGCAGTTGTCATTCGACATTGAAAGATCAACACCGATATATACCTGCTTACCGCTCCAATCGATATTATCCACTTTGCACTCTCGTACATCGCTTAATGGAATATAACTCTCTGTTCCTGCGCCTTGATAAATGATATTACAGTGCTTAGTCAGGAAATTTTCCCGCGAACTCTCTCTTCTGATAGCCTTCTCACGCTTTTTCAATAGGACATTCCATACGCTTTCGATTTCAATGGCGAGTGGATTTCCATCACGAAGAACATCATCATCTGTAGCCCAATCTTTGGGATTGTCCGGCTCGTATAAAAGTGCGAATACCGTATCATCTTCCACCAATCCATCAAGTATTTGTTTGGCATCTTCAACTTCATCTTCAAGCGGATTGTTTGCAGTTGGATATTTGGTCGATATCACAAAGCCTAATTTATTTTTTACGAGGATCTGCCCTGACCTCATCGCTTCTATGGCATACGGACTCGGCAGTGCTCCAATTTCGTCCGCAATGAATACCGACGGTTCTTTACCGTCGAGTCTATTTGTTGAATAATTAAGAGGTGTGTATTTTGTCTTCGTAGGTTTATGCAGTATATAATCTCGTAACACCTTAAATTCTTCATTCTCAAATACTTCAATATTTGCAGATATGAGAGGCTCTATCGCTTCTTTGATTTCTCTTGCAAGTGCTCCGTCTGGCGCCACCGAGAAAAATCTTGAATACGCCGGTTCAAGATAAAAGAGTAAAATGAAAAGAACGGCGACAATAAATGTCTTCCCGTTTTTTCTGCAAATTTCAAGGAGCGCAGTTTCGTATCTTCGCTTTCTCATATCGTCACGCCTGACCGTGCATATGACAGCCGTTATCAATAACCACTGATACCCACTGAGCGATCTATATATGCTCTGCCCGGCACGCGGTCCTTTTGCCATCTTCAAAATTTTGAGTATCTTGTATATCTTCTTGAGTAGTTTCTCATTAATACAGTATTTTTCATGTTCGCCTTTTACTATCTTCAAAAAATCTTCGCATTGCAGAATGACATATTTAGGCGCGCGCACTTTTCCCTCGACAACATTCTCCGCATACACCGCCGCCGGGTGCTTAATCGTCGTCGTCTTCATTTAAAATATCCATCAGGCTTTTTTTCTCCGGCTCCGCCTTTACCGCGGAAATCGATATCTTCGCTCTGCTCTGCGGAGATAAGCAAAGCTCATTACAGCACCTAAAAAAATCCTTTGTCGCAGCATCCTTTGCCATTCTAAACTTCGTGTCAAGCAAAAGCGTAGGGTCAGAGTTTGCTTCTTTATCGAAATTTTGCAACTGACAAATAGTAACGCTTGCACGTGCCAATATGAACTGGTCTAAATTCCCAAGCATTTTAGACTCGTCAAGGTTTTCTAATATATAAAAAAATACTTGCCTCTGCTCTTCTGTCAGATATTTTGGGGGAATCAGTTTGTCGGCTTTACCCTTAAGTCTCTCCTCTGCTTTCTCTCTCGCCGCCTCTTCCGCTTTTGTTATTGTACCTGTTTTGGCTTTTACACTCTTTGCTGGCCTTGCCCTTTATGTTCCTCCTTTCGTTTGAACTCATGTTCTTTTTTATATATTTATTTTTAAGATTTCCTATGTATAT